CTGGGCATCTAACATATCAGTGAAAACTTCCGTTGCATCCTTTGGAGTTTCAACTGAGTTAGACTCTTGGTTGATTTGCTCTTCCATGTTTCTTCCTTTTTAATTTGCTATTTAACGATAGCTCGTTTTGGTCATTTGACCAATAAAATCGTGTTTTGTAAGTTATTGATTTGTAAGGCTTTATTTTTGCTGTTTTTATGCTCTAACGCGTTTTAAGAGCCTACAGCGTTTTTAGGCATACTACCCTACCTTGAAGAAAAATAATCGCTCACAGAGCGTTTTTTTAGCTTTCGTTAATAAAGGATTTAGCACTTGCTAATCTTCTATCTGAATGAGGTATTCCAGGTCTTTCCCAGATCTCTTCAAAAGCTTTTGTTATTTCTTCAACATCTCCTGTTTCAAATATTTTTCTTAATTTAGCTGCATTGCCATAACCAATCTCGTCTTGCAAGTCTCCGTAGATTGTTTCGTGCATATAATCTAGTTGCGCTCTAGGACTATCTTCTAACCCATTATCGTTAAGATAGTTATTATAATCTTCTTTCTTACTTCCCTCTAATTGAAATAATCCTCTGCCAGGGCCACCACCACTTTGTTCTTGTAAGTAGTCAAATGAACCGCCTGTCTCTACATCTATGTTACCCATTAACGCTGCAGTTACTTCTGGTCTATATTTTCTATCGCTAGAAAGATAATTATTTATCATTCCTTTGTTGCCTTGATACATAGCATCTCCAGCTAATAATCCGGGAGACATTTGGTTACTTGCAACCATATTGCTACTCGCTGATATGCCAGAGTTAGCTTGGCGTTCTACTTTCCCACAGGGTCAGTTAGCAATCCTTTAGCTCTTAGTGGGTCAAGTAAATAAGTATTTGGGTCTATGTTATATTTTTCAAGAGCTGCTTTCTTTTGTTCAGTCGATGTACCTGGGTTGTCCATTATTAAACGATACATTCTAGCTTTTTCTGCTCTAACTTTAGCAAAAGCCATTTGCTCTTGTGTGAGTGGTTGTTCAGGTTCTGTGTTAGGATAATTAACCACATCAGCTTGACTAAGCTTTTTGTTTTCTTCAAAAGTTGTATTTGATTTATTGTTTATTGCATTTTGTACAGCTTTCTTTTTGTTTTCTTCTTCAGTTCCTTCCCCAACAACTCCTAAAATAGAAGGAAACTCTGATGTGTCTGTTGGTGTATTACCAGCAATTATTTGCTCTGTACCAGAAAAATTAGCTTCATCAAAGTCGTAAAGAGTGTCTTGCCCAGGGGTTACTCTTAGTCCATCTTCAAAAGAATTGGTAGTTAAGTTATACTTTGGAACTACCTTTCCAACCAATTCATCAAAACCAACCATTGCTGGAGAATTTTCTGGTGTTAATCTTTCATCACCTGCAAATCTAGTTCTTTCTCTTCCTGTTCCTGTAGCACCAGGCTCTGTGTTATTTATAATTCTTAAGTTTCCACCATACTCATTTTTTTCATATGGGTCATAGGTATTATAAGAGCCAGCGTTTGGTAATGGTGCGCTGTAGTCTTCAGAAAAATCTTGAGTTACAGCTCCTAAATGAGAAGGCGCAATCTCTTGGCTTTGATATGGTGTCATGCTTTGACCACCAACTGTTCCAGTAACATCCATTCTAGGAAGTGGAGAAACTGCTTCTTTACTAATATTATTACTGCCATTACCTAATAAACTATCAAATGGATTACCAAATCCTGTTCCTTGCTGAGAATTTAAGTCTACAGGTGCGCCCATAAGTCTTTTAGCTGCTAATCCGGGATCAGATTGTACTTTGTTCCAATCCATACCTGTGTTATCAGTTAACCACTGTGTCCCCTGTTTCATAAAGTCTAGCAATGCCATATTAATAATCCCATTTGTTGTCTTCTATTTTTTTACCATCTGCAATTCCTTGCAAATGAGCCATTATTTCATTTACTGTTGTAATTCTCATGTAACATATTTCTCTTGCAACCTTATCATCCACATCTGAATTTATTAGCATATCCATATGTGATTTAATAATGTCATTCATTGCCTCTTTAAAGCTATCATCGTTAAGAATGTTAGCTATGCCTTGTGCATTAATCATCAGTGTCTATTCCTGTCACTACTTTAATTGTAATTGGCTCATCACCACCACCTATCTCTTGCACTGCCTTACCATCTAGTCTATCGCCCAACTCTTTAATAGCAGAGATGTCTCCATCTTCAGCTTTAGCGTATAATGCGTTAGCGACTGAGTGTAGTTTTTTATAATCTTCTTGTACCGCTAGTTTACGCACTATTTTACCCCAGACTCTTTTGTCTCTAGTTGAGTTTTTGTTTCCTTTAGGTGCGCCTACTTTTCTTTTACCTTCTTCTGCCATAATATCCTCTTAAACGTAATAATCTTTATATGAATCACCATCTACTGTTGTTTCAAATGGTTTTGACCAATCTGTTCTTGCTCCGTTACCTGCCGTATCCATGCCTAATGCTAAATATCTAAAAGCATCCGCTGCGTGTGAACTCCAATCATGCAATGGCCTGTTTTGGAAAGCGTTTGTTTTTTCGTTAAACACTCTACGATAGTTTTGTAAACATTCCACGCCAGGTCTTGTTGTATCTTTGTTAAACCAACAGTTAGGTAACATTCTTCTTACTGCTTGTATGCCATCTTCTACTGATGCTTTAGGGGCAACTTCTATTTCTAGTCCAGCCTCTGTTAGAAATTGATATCTTGACTTACCTGTTTGTAATTCTCTAACATTAACATCGTGTGGCATGATGTGTACATAATCTCTGTAACCTTTTTCATCTAGCCAAGCTATATAATGGTCTAATGACTCTCCATTAGCTTCATAAAAATCCATTACCCTGACTTCACCACTAATTATTTCTGCTACCCACACTGCTGTTGAATCTGACATACCTAAATCCCATGCAGTTACTTTTTGTGTTGCAGCCTCTGATGGAATCTCTCTAATTCTATGCTTATCATTTAGCTCTTTTAGTATCTCGCCATAAAATGCACCTACAATAGGTGCTTCAAATGATATCTCAAACTCTTGCTCGTACTTATTCTCTCCCATTGCTTTTTTAGCATCTTTAAGTTCATTCTCATCTATTAGTTTTGTTTCTGATGCTTTGAACTCTTTGAGAACCCAACCCTCATTAGCTTTAGTGTCGGCAAAATCACGAAGTGTTTTGAAATGGTTACTACCTTTTGGCGTACCAATGAACATCGCCCAACCAATTCTGTCTGAAAGAGCAGGTCGTATAACTTCAGTAAATAGGCCAGGGTTAACATCACCATACTCGTCAATAACACAACCATCAAGATAAATACCACGAAGGGCATCAGGATTATCAGCACCATACAATGAGATACGTCTTCCCATAAAGTCAACTCTGAGTTCTGATACATTTGGCACTCCTCCAAGCGGTCTTGTGTATTCTTTAAGATAGTCCCACGCAATTCTTTTAGCTTGAGAGTATGTAGGCGCGATGTAAGCATATTGTGGTGCGTTCTTTTCACACTGCAAAGCTGAGTGAATTAATTGGTTAATTGCAGCGACTGTTTTACCCATCCTACGATGACAGACTGCAACTGTCCACCTATTATCTTTTACTGCTTTATGTATTTCTTTTTGTGGTTTTCTTGGCTCGTAACCTGTGCTAACTTCTTGAACTTCCATTTAATCTCCTCATACGTTGCCTTGTGATGCTTGTGCTAGTTTATCTACTGCGTTTATCATTGATTTCATTTCATCGTTAGAAGCAGTATTAACATTTTTCTGTTCTTTGATTGCTAAGTCTTGCTCTCTAAGCTGAATGTCTGCTTCTAGTTTAGCTCTCTCTGTTTCTATTTCTAGCATTTGTCTGTCAGCATCTAACTGTTGTTGTTGTGCTTTTAGTTGTAGCTCTTGCTGTTCTTTCTGAACATTGAATTGCAACTTCTCTTGTTCTAGCTGTTGCTTCATCATGTCAGTCTTCATCTTCATCTCGCCCTTAGCCTTCTCCGCCTCTGCAACAGCCATAGCTGCCTTGACTTGAGGGGGCGTTTTGTCGGCTTGAGCATCTTGTTCCATAAGTTTAGCCATTTCTTCATTAGTCACCTCTTTAATAAATTGTTTATCATCTTCCATGCCTGATGCGTTAATAAATTTAGCGAGTGTGTCTCTGTATTGTTGTATTGTAACAAGAGGATTATTAATTCCATACTGTTGTAGTATTTGTTCTTGTTTGGCTAATACCATTTGCAACATACCAATTTTTTCGTTCTTTGTGCCTTTACCTAATCCTACGTTAACTGTGACTTTGTATTTGTCGTCCCATTCTCTAGGATTAATAACTAAAGGTTTCCCGGAAATGTTCATCACTCTTTCTTCGTTTTGATATTTTAGAAGTAAGTGGAATATTCCTTGTAGTAATTCTCTAACACCTGTGTCAGCAAATGTTCTTGCTATAAGTTCTAGTTTACCTTGTGATTGTGCAGTCATTGTTGCAACTGCTGTTGCTGATACGTTTTGTAATACGTTAGCATCTAATCCTTGTGATAAATCTGATACACCTGTTCTCTTTGCTTGTAGTTGATCTAAATACTCAAGCATAGGGAATGATTGTCCTGCTGATGATTGTACTTGCATAGGTACGATAGCGTTAGGGTTCTTCATACGAATAACACCACCAGCTGTACTGTTTAGTAAATCATCTAGGTTGACTTGTCCCTCTACTGCACCTACTCTTGAGTTGTTAGTTAAATACAAGTTGTCGAGCATTTGTCGGGTAATACTTGTCTTAACTACTTGCAAGTCCATTGTATGGTCGGCCATGCTTTGGCCATAAAATTCGTTAGGCATTGGAAATGGGCATAGGCTGTAGAAAGGAATGTAGTCTATTTCTTCATCTGATAAAATAGTTTTAGATGCGTATAGGATTTTGTGTTTAATTGCTTCACCTTTTTCATTGCCTATATCTACATAACATTCATAACACGCTACAATCTCTTGTGTTGGGTCAACCTGTTGCTCTGGTCTTTGGTTTACATCAAAACTATCTTCCCAGTTTAATCCTAACCCTTCTTCATCATCTGTTTTTAATGAATCAACAACGCTTTTCTTGTAACCCATGTCAACCAGGTCAGCTCTTGTTAATAATATTCTTTGTGCTACAAACGATGATTCAGCAATGCTTTCAGCATCTTGGTTAATGATAAAGTGATCTGGATTTATATTCTCTATCTTAACTCTACTGCAATTTTCTGTCTTTTGTAATACCACATCAAATGTTGATGGTGGAGCTTGTAGTAATGGCTCACCTGTCATTGGGTCTTGACCTACTGGCACAGGCTCTTGCACATTCTCTTGTTGTTCTATAACTTCTACTTCTTTATCGTTAAGCAGCATTGTAAGTTCATCTGCTGATAACCCATTGTAAGTTTCTTTTGTCTTATTGACTTCTTCGTTGTAGTAACACTTTATAACACCTAGACCTTTTAGGAGTGCGTTAAAGAAAGCATCTCGTAATACGTCAGCTCCGTTATTATCGTTAAAGAGAATATATCTAGTGACATCTGTGATTATTTTACTTTGCTCTGCGCTACCATTTGCTGTTGGT